AGACTTCTCTTTCTTTTCCTGAGTTACAACAGGTGCTAGGTCTTTCTTCACTTCTTTTACAACTTCTTTTTCAACTTCCTGATTTTTAACGACTTCCTTTGCCTTAGTTTCTTTCTTTACATCAAAAGCCTTACTAGAAGTTTCTGTTTCAGTTTTTTCTTTCATTGGTATCTCCTTAAATAACAGGCTGGAGGAGGGTTTATTTTCCCCCAGCCTGTATGATTAAATTGAATTAGCCAAGGGTCTTAACCGCAACGAATTTGATGCGTTCACGATCTGCCCATGCGCGTGTCCAAGTACCTGCTGTAGCAAGCGTAGCCTCGTTAAGACCAGCCTTGCCACCAACAGCAACAGTCTGATAACCGCGAGGAAGAACAAGGTCGCAACGGCGAGTGTAGAGAATTTCTTCACCAGCACCATTACCAGAAGCAGGATCGCGGTCGATTTCGTATTCAACACCGGGATTGCCATACTGATAGGTAAGAGCATTAGAGCCATACATATAAGTATAATAGGCATAATGAGTATCATCAACCTTAACCTTCGGCATATTCTTGTCAACAATAATGAAGTAATCTTCATAAGTCTGGAAGAGTGTACGAGTTGCACCTTCCTGCATGGTGGCAATAATATTTAGGTTACGAAGATTGGTGAAAACTGCGGGGTGAACACAAACAACCTTAATGTCAGTCATAGATTCACCGAGATAACCAGCTGCGGTATTCATGACTGCTGCATTAAGATAAGCATTCTGTCCAGCACCAGTCTGCAAGCTAATATCATAGAGAAGGTCAGAATCATGGTTTGCAATACTATCAGCAATAATACCAGTAGTAGCTGCAATAATACGAGCTTCAGAAACATTAGTCCAATACTTCTGAATACCTGCATTGATAGCTACCATAGGATCGCCGGAAATAGCAAGAGCAGCCAAATCCATAACAGAGTAAGACTTATTCATGAAAGTCTTAACAGCAGTTTCATAACCAGTATCAATCTTGTCAGGAGTACTCTTCTGAGAAGGATCGTCATTACCAATATTATAGCCACCATCAGTAAGAGCATTGAAATAAGGCATACTGATAAGCTGACCACCCTGAGTTGCATCCATTAGAGGAGTAACACGAGGGTCTTGGAAAGCAACGCCACTCATGAAGAAAGCATTCTTAGCAAGAGAACTCTGCGCGGTATAACTGGTTGCGAGTTCTTGAATAAAAAGATCACTAATTCTTGTACTAGCCATTTTTGTATCTCCTATAAGTTAATTCCTACTGAGACAGGCATCACGCCCCTGAAATGCCTGTATCACGCAGGCTCTTCCCAGATAGGCTCAGACAAAAAACTATGCCTGATTTTTATATTTTTGAAGAAGCTCCTTAGCCTTTTCAGGATTCTTACGATAAAATTCGGCGCGTTTTCTAAAAGGCTCGCCATTCGGATCATCAAAATTATCAACAGCTTTCGGATTAAAGTACTTCTCATACTCGGAAGCAGAACCACCAACTTCACGTGCTCTAGAAGAAAGAGAAGGTTTAAGCAGACATTCATGCTTCTTAAACATCTCTTCATTCATCCAATCTTTCAAGTTACTAAGACCATCCTTTGTTCTGAACTCATTAGCATCTGCATTCCAAGTAAGTTCATTCTTCGCAAGCTGAATTGCAAGGTCACGCCCACTAGGATCACCTTTTTCATTATAAAGAGCAGTCAAAGCAGTTTCAAGACGCATCTCAGTAATCATCTTTTCCTTATCTTCAAGTTGCTTCTTGTAATCAGACTCATTCTTACTGTACTCATCTTTAAGTTTCTGCATTTCAATTGCATTCGTATTCTTCACTTCATTAAGACGTTTAAGAAAATCCTCTTCTGAAGTTGAATTTTTTGCTTTCTTAAGTGAATCGAACTCATCCTGCATCGTCTTAATCTTATCAGGAGTCCAATCACCAAACGCCTTAAGATTCTTTTCGTATGTATTCTTAAGTTCGCGCTCAGAAGAAAGTGCTTTATACACCTTATCAAATTCGTCTTGAGGCTTCACACCTTTTACACTAAGCTGATAAGTCTTCTTTCCGTCTTTTTCGTTCTCAATGTAGAGTCCCTTAAATTCCTCTGGTACATTTTCAAGTGTTTCAAGTGAATAATCAAGTTCTGGCATATCCGTTTCTCCATTTGTTTACATGCATCACGCAAGCCTCTCAATATTCCTGTGAGAAGTAACAGTCAAATAAAAGGTTAGCACATCACGTAACTAATTATCTTTTATTCTAGGATACTTTAATCCCTAAAAATTTCATTCTAACATATAATATAGCACATATTTTTAAAAAGTCAAGTAAAAATCATAAAAAATTTGAAAAAAAGTCGAAAAAAGTTTAATTTTCTCGACTTTTTAACTATCAAACATATTTCCAATGCAGTTTTCTACCACCAGAAACACCTGCTGTAGAAGTATATCCTTTTAATGCTCTTGTAATTGCAGAACCAGACACACCTACATCTTTACCTGCTTCTGTGGCATTTTTATAGGTTTTTCCTGTTTCTACACAAATCACACCTTTAGAATTGTCACCTGCATCTTTATTCTTTGCTACACCTTCATCCCTTCCACCTACATTCTTATTATCTCCATCAGCATCTGCATTAGAATTTACATTAGCATTTGCTGAAACTTGCTGTAACTCATTCATTGCTTTTTGTGTCTTAATCTGATTTTCAAGATTTAATTCATTAGTTGCCCGAATCTTCTTTAGCTCCTTATCAAGCAAATAATCATCTCTTTCTTTCTGTGCCTTATCAACCGCTGCCTTATATTCATCATAAGTAGCATATACTGTTTTACCAAGAGCTTTAAGATTCTGGAATGTATCATAATCAGACATAATAACAGTATCTGCATTTGCCATATTCTGAAACACAGACATTTCACTATTTTCAGAAGTAGAAGAGAAATCGACATTAGGAACGATAGTAATAGAATCAATATCTTCCTGAGACAAACCAGCCCAATAAGCAGCATCTTTAGCAATCAACGTAAATCCTTCTCCTACAGTCTTTGAAATAGATTTAAGAGAAGCTGTTTTGAATCCCTGCCTCTTTGCTACACTCACACCAGTTTCATCACCAGTAGATTTAAGAAGTGCAAGACCAAGAGATTTCGCGTAAAGTTCTGCCCCCTGTACTGCAAGACGATATTCAGCAAGACCATTACCGCTGGATTCAACCATCTTCAAATCGGCATCACTACTTTCAACAAGAACCGCTTTATTTACACCTGAATAAATGGAATCGTTCGTAGTGAATCCTTTACCAAACAGAATACCAAATCCCTGTTTATACAAATACTCTCTATAATCTGCAAATAAACCATAAAGAGAAATACATGCATTACAAAGAGACTGCACTATAGGACGCTCAGGCTCAATTGAAAGACTTGTTCCTGTAAAGCAATAGAAAGGAATGTGATCCATAAATCTGCCTTGAATATTAGGATAACGAACCTCTACAGCAGTGCCATCTCCAAAATTAACATAGGAAACACCATTTTCATTAGGAGGTGGAGGATTAAAAATACCTATCATACCCTTACCCATAGTATAAGAATAATAAACAGGAGTATCTAAATCATCACCAAGTTCGTCTTTTGTTTTAAGTCCTAAAAATCTGTAATTTTCAACAAGAGTTCTAGAAAAAGTAGGATTATCTGAAGTATAATAAGATTCATTTAAAACAACCCAAGATAAAATCTCCTTGCCTTTATATTTAGTATAACCCCAATTAAAAATCTGATAGGTATTATAAACAACTAAAACAGGAAACTGATCTACTTTCTTTTCTAGTGTATCTGGAGGGTCAACTAAAACACCGCACCGACAATACTTCATCACCTCATCCTGTACTTCAGAATAAACATCATAAAATGTCTTATTATTTGAGTATGAAGGACAAGGAACAAAAGCCACATCCATAATATCAGGAAAATTAAGTGTGGGGTCTTTCTGTTTCAATAGACCTGTAGATGCAATAAAGAAATCATGAGTATATTCAGGAAAAAGAGCATTGTGAAGATACCTGTTATATACTTTTTCACCAAGAACTTTATCAGCAAGCATACCTTCTGTCATAGGAAGATACCTTGTTCTACCTTGCTTAATAGCATCCATTCCTTCAAGACAATCATCTACTAAATTCCACACAGCCAAATATTTATCATAATTAGGATGTGTAGCAATTGTAGGCTTTACTTCATCAAAATTATTCATACTTAAAATCTCCTATATGTTATCCATAATAATAGTTAGAAACCTTCGCTACATGGCAATCAATATAAGCATCAAATATAGCATACACCAAAGCATCTACTTGGTCATCATGCTTGTGTTTCATAGATGGTGTAAAACGAGCTAACTCATCCATAAACTCAGCTACCCACGATGCATTTTCAGGCACATGTATTCTGTGAGATTGCATGTAAGGCAAACATTGTTGAACACGCAATACCTTATCTCCTTTAGGTGTAACATCAATTAAAGGTAATCGTGTATTCTGCCTTAATGTTTGAATTAACCCCTGTCCTGACTGCTTATACTCAATGTAAAACCCCTTAAACAAAACATTAGGGAAATTAGTCTTAAACTTAGCTACAAAATTTAATGCATTCTGAACAAGCTGAGGCATTTCCCATTTACCTTTTACTAGGTCAAGAACAAATAAATCGTGTTGCTTATTCTCCGCTGTTAATAAAAATACAGAATTATCAGCAGTTTGTTTTGCACTAACAGCAGTATCAGCAGTAATCCTAAAATTCGTAAGCTCTGCCGGAATATCTTTATACTGAGGAAACCAAGACTTCTGAATCAATACACCACCTTCAGGACTAGGCTCTTGCATATACTGTGACATAAATGTATCAGGGTCTTCTTCTTTTAATGCATGTAAAGCCTCTAACGGTTCTTTATACTCCCAATACGAAGCTTCACCATATTTCTCAAAAGATGCTCCCATATACTTATAAGCCTCATCACGAATAAATGCAGGAAGCTTCTCAACATCAGCAGGTGTCATAATTGCAGGAATATTAATATGTGTCCACTTTAACTTAGAATTAGAGAGCAAAGAACCAGTAGGATCATCTGTGTGTAACCTCTGCATAATCATAAAGATTGGTGTAGTACTCAATGCACGTCTTGAATAAATAGTGTTTGTAAGTTTATTATTACAATCTTCACGAAATGCCTTAGA